TGTAAAACACCAGACAGTCCTTTCTGCTGTCCTTGTTGTGTAATGGTAGGACTTGGTAGAGTTGGACACGGACGAATTAAATTAAATAAAGATTGGTTTGGATGATACTCTGATCCTTTAACTTGTCTATCGGGATTCTTTGGTAATAGAGGAACCCAGTTATTTAAAAATCCATTTTGAACAGCCTCATAGAGTTCCTTTTCTTCAGTAGGATCATTTTTTATATCTTCAATAGCTTCACGAATAGAAACGTGTTCGTTATATGTCGGTGTTGGATAAAGAGTTTCCATATTCATAAAGTTTAAATTAGTTTTTGCAAGAACATCATTTCTAACTGCAACAAAGAAACATCTTTCTCTGCCTTGAGGTGTTCCAAAGTCTGCGGCGTTTAATGACTTTCCGACTGCTGTATATCCAATATCTTCAAACGCATTAATGATTCTATTAAAATACTTTCTTGCTTCACCAAACATAATTGCTTTTACGTTTTCGCCAATAATTACTTTTGGTTGTATTCCATTTGCAATACGAATAAACTCAAAAAACAAATCTTCAATGTTTTGTTGTTTCTTTCCTTCACTGTATTTCTTTTCTTGACCCCAACCCTTTTCACGACGACCTGCAATACTGAAAGCTGAACAGGGAGGAGAACCATCAAGAATATCTAATTCTCCAAACTTTATACCAGTTCTGTCTAAGAAATCTACACCAGTTAATTCTAAAATGTTGTCTGGTAGCATAGGCGTGCCAGGATAATTTGACAAGTATGTTTCGCAAGCAGACTCAACAAATTCATTAGCACAAAGTATATCTCCACCCGCAAGTTTATATCCGGTGGATGATCCGCCGCCGCCAGCAAAGGTAGAAATAACTGTAAACAGTTTTCTCTCAGCTGATTTTTTTACATCTTCAATTGTATATGGTTCGTATTTCAAAATAAATTTTCCAATGTAGCTTGACTGGTATTAGACCAGTCTCTACAAACATCCATAACTCTATCTCGATCCTTGTAATTTATTTTATGATTATTCAATATCTGTTCAAAGATTTCGCTAACGCCGCTTTCTAATTGTAGATTTCTATGAGGTAAAACTTTTCCTACTCTATCAAATTGTTCTTTATATGCTTCACGGACATGGTGTTTTTGTGTTGGTTGATTTAATTCATACCAATCTTTTTTATAGAACCAATCCATAATGTCCTCATCCATGTAGGGATAACAGTGTTTTTTTTCATATTCTTCTGCAATTCTATTGTGCCACCAAAGTCCGGCAGTATTTTCTGGTTTGTGATAATCTTTTCTAAACTCATCAAATTTTTCTTTTGTATGTTTGTAATGTATATTTGCTTTCTTACTCACACCGTAATATCCATCTGCTCCCCATCCAGTAAACACTAGTTTTTCTACTATGTTTGGATAAACATACATAAAAGGATAAACACATTCGAAATGAGTTTTCTTTTTACAATGATATGTTTTTGCCAAAGTGATAAAATCTTTTTCTAAGTTACTCGTATCAACAATACATTCTGTATGATGCCAACCAAATACATTACTAGTATATTTAGCTGTTTTATTATCATAGTTATCATGCTGGTCTAATCTAAAACTATAAGCATGAATGGTTTTGCCTATTTTGTCAAGAGCAAAAGCTACAGAAAGGGAATCAACTCCACCGGACAACAGAACAGCAACATTCTGATGTCCGATAGAATGGACATAACAAGCTTCTTCTAATAATTCATCTATTTGAATTTGCATTGAGTCATAATCTCTGTTAGACAAGCCAAAAGATTAATCTCTTGGTCAGCCACAAATGCAGACTTATACTGATACTCGCCTAGAATAATAACAGCAGCGGGTATAGTGTTCGGTTCCAAATATGCATAAAGCGTATCATAAATCTTGCGGAAGATTTTGGTGGGATCATTATCTATATTATTCACAACCCACTCACGAACTTTAGTAAACTCTTTCTCCTTTAGGTGGAGAGTCAATTCTTTCATATTGACTTCTGAAAGATTGACAAGGATTCCAGAGTCTATCTGGCCCGAAACACTATACCGCTGCAACTCGTTCAACACTCTCCTATTATCGGGAAAGTGTTTCATAATCAATTCAGCAACGACTTTCTTGTCAAACGTAATTTCATTCTCATTGAGAATGTTTACACATCGGTCAAGAAGTTCTCCAGCCAACTTCTGTCGATTGCCATTGATTTTAAAATCAACAACAGAACACCGAGAATGTAAAGGCTCGATGATTCTGTTTTTAAAATTGCAAGTAAAGATAAACCTACAATTTTTATGAAACTCCTCAATGAACCCGCGGAGAGCAGGTTGCGTTGATTGAGGATTAAGATAGTCAGCCTCATCAAGTATCACAACCTTTCTGTTGCCAGAAAGAGATACTGTAGAAGCAAAACTTTTAATCTTTGTTCTAAGAACATCGATACCAGATTCTTCAGATCCGTTGATAATCATATAGTCCGTGTTAAGTTCTTCACACAGAGCTCTTGCAACGGTTGTCTTGCCAATACCAGCACCACCAGACAACAGAAGATTTGGGAGTTCGTTGTTCTTTACAAACTCTTTAAAAGTTTTTTTAATAGATGATGGAAGTATACAATCGTCAATAGTTTTAGGACGATATCTCTCCACCCACAATAAGTCCGCCATTATATTCTCCACCTATAAGAATGTTCATTTTAAACTTCGTCTAGTGCTTCCATTGCAATCCAATAAGAAACATCAGTTCCAACCCATTGGCTTACACCAGCGGAAGTTGAAATGTTTACTACATAGTCTCCAAGAATCATCTTGAGATTTTCTGCTTTAAATCGAGATTCAAAAGGTATTGCATCAATGTCCAAAGTTTCAGTATACTCATTAGAAGTAGTGTTCTTTAGATCAGTAACGGTAATCTTAACACCGGGTTCGCCATTACTTTTGATTACAACATCAGGAAGTTGCATTACTGCTGAAGCTTTAAGAACATTAGTAAGATAGTCCTTCGGCATACTAAACACAACATTACACTCAGGTGCATTGAATGTCTCAGGAGGAGTTGTTAAAATAGACGGATCAGAATAAAAATATTTAATCTTTTTATTTGCCGTAAGATAACTTTCATCAAAGTTAAGTTCTGGTTCTTTGGTCAAACTCAAGACACCAAGAAATTCATTCAAATCATAGATACCGAACTCTTTAGGAAAAGTCTCAGTAATATCGGCCTCTGCCAAGATGTTCTTCATCGTTGACATTGTACGAAGTTTGTTACCTTCTTTGAACAGAATGTTCTGATTGATGGATGAAAAGTTTTTCAGTACACTAACTGTTTTTTCGCTTAGTTTCATTGTCATTCTCCACATATAACATAATAATACCGTAATGTAAAATTTTCATAAGGTCGGCACGGTTCTTTCCGTCCTTACGGCCATAACGTTTGGCATACTTCATGATGTTACCCATACAGAAACCTTCACCGTGTCCAGCATCGATAATCATATCTGTCGCTTGATATTTGTTGGTAGAATAGTGTGCTGTATAGGTAGAATCAATGTACTGCCCTAATTCTTTTAGGGCAGCATCTTCATCGAATTTATATTTAACTTTACTCATAATATAATACTATCATCATTTAACATAAATGTCAATACTTTTTGTGGCCATAAAATAATTTTTGTGCTTCTTCAACACTCTCATCTGTTGCAAGAACCATTACTCCAACAAGACCTACCAACATTAGTCCTAAAAAGAACATTTTATTTTTCTCCTACATACAAACATCATCATAGTGAACGTTCATGGCTCTACGATAATTAGCGTCTACACAAGAACTTTCCCGACGATTAAATAAGTTAATAATATATTTCCACATTTTATTATTTTTCCAATAATTTAACCAGTACATTTGCTGGAGAAGTTTCACCATAAGGATCGTCATCATTTCCAGTATCGTTAATACCTGGTTCTTCAAACCAATGTTCGATAATACCGTTAGTAACAATCATGGCATATCTCCACGAACGATAACCAAATCCAAGATGTTCTTTATTAATGAGCATACCCATACGACGAGTAAACTCTCCGTTGCCGTCAGGAATAAATTTAATCTTTTCCACACCTTGGTCAATCATCCATTTTCTCATTACGAACGCATCGTTTACAGAGATTACATAAATCTCATCAATGCCGAGTTCTTTAAACTTGTCATAGTTTTTTTCAAATCCAGGAACCTGATACGTTGAACAGGTTGGTGTAAATGCACCAGGAAGTGAAAATACTAATACTCGTTTATCACCGAAAAACTCGACGGTGTTTTTATCTTTCCACTTAAAGGGATTGTCTCCACCAATAGACTCATCACGCACTCTACATTTGAAAGTTACTGATGGGACTTTCATACCTTTTCTCATATTCTTATCCTCTAACCCATTTACTAAGTTCATTTCTTCAGCCGTATATGGCCACATCGTTTATTCTCCTAAAGAAAATGAGGGGTAGTTTCCTACCCCTCGGTATTATACAAATGCTTTTACAAAGATTGGTAATAATATCACAGTAGATACCGTAACATATGCTAAGAGAGATATTGCAATTGCTTTCATTGTCAATTTTTCCCGTAGCAAAACCATACCATTGCCATAAGCAAACCGGCCGCTATGAGGCCTATGAATGGTTCCATGTTATCTCCTCTTATTTAATTTCAATAAGACGAGGTTTCTTTTCTTCAGGAACAATTCGCTCAAGATGAATCAAGAGCATACCGTTTTCCATCTTTGCATCGTTGACAACAATGTCGTCTGCAAGAGTCCACTTTCGTGTAAACTGACGGAAAGAAATACCACGATGTAGAAGTTCAACACCTTCAGCCTCTTCTTTTTTGGCTACGGTGCGAACTGTAAGAACGCCATCAGAAACTTCAATTTCTAAATCCTCACGAGTCAAACCTGCAAGAGCAAGTTCAATTGTGAAACTAGTGTCGCCTTCCTTACGAATGTTGTATGGAGGGAAACCTGTTGAGGTTGCCTGATGTAGTGCATAATCATTGAGTCGGTCAAAGACACGATCAAATCCTACTGCATATGGGGTTAGAAGATTGCGATCAAAAGAATTAAAATGATCCCAAATATTAGAAATTGCTTTGCTTGTACTTACCATTTTTTGGTCCTCCTTAATTTAAGCAAGGTTCAATAAACAAGAGATCCTTTCGGCATCTCTAATACTATTTATACTTTTTAGAAGTAAATATAGTATGCTGATATGAAAAATATGGCAAATAAAATTCTAGGAATCCATTTGTCCATTTTATCATAAAAGTATGCATAGGCTTGTAATACTTTTAGATTACCAGCCTTTTCATGTATCTTTAATCCATGTTTAAGTTGATAACGAACTGGATCTGGTAGTGGTGTCATGTTTTCTGACCACTGTTCCCATGTTTGAATATAAGGTAATTGAGAAGCTTTATATGCTGTATTATACACATCTTCAGGTTCCCACTCCTCACACCAACTTAAAATCGTGATATAGTCCTCATCAGTAATAGAGTCATATCTTACTGGTCGATCTGGTAATCGATTTGCCAACTTTGATGCAATATAATCTAAAACTTTATATTTTTTCATATGATAATGATAACATTGATTTTATTAAATGTCAATATAATTTTGTCTTTCTCTATATCGATTGGTCATCTTTCTATTTTTCTTTGCCTTTTGTAGATGATGTGGATTTGCCCTTTGTAAGAAAGTAATGCCGTTAAGATGGTCAATCTCATGTTGAAGAATACGACTAGTAATTCCTGTAAGATTATCTAACCATTGAACACCTTCCTCATCAAAATATTTAATTTCAATATCTACAGAACGTTTTACTTTTACAAAGAGTCCAGGAAAACTCAAACATCCCTCAATCATGTATTCTTCTTTTTCTCCATAACTTGTAATCTCTGGATTGAAAAAGGCCTTTGAAAAATCATCGACACCTTCTACTGTAAAATCTCCCATGCCAATTACGAGTACTCTAGTGTCAACACCGACTTGATTTGCCGCAAGACCTATACCACCATCCTTTCGACGAACTCTGTGCATTTCTTCTACAAGTACCTTTGGATCCATAATTGGATTTTCAAAGTCAAAAGGCTGTAGTTCTTTCTTTAAAATCTCATGCGTTTCTTTTACTAATTCCATTATACTGTTACCTTACTAAAGTTCTGGACCTTCTCGAATCGAATAAGTCCATCAAATTTATCTACACTTAAATCAGACTTGTGAGAGATAATAAACACGTTCTCATCGCTCAAAGTATTTACAATTTTTAAAAACTCATCTGTTCCATTATAATCCAAACTACTATCAAAAATTTCGTCAAGTATCAAAAGATTTGTATTGGTACTATTCTTCATCTTGGCAATCTGTCGCCAAGTAAATAATAGAGCCAAATCAATTCGCATCTTCTCACCCTCGCTGAAATTAGAGTAGCCAAATACATCTCGATAACGAGACCTGATCGTTTCATTAAACTGCTCATCAAGTTCAAACTTAACTTGAAACTCCAACGCCGACAAATATCCATTGATAAGTTTATTCATTATCGGAAGATATCGTTTAATGATTTTTGTTTTTATACCGGAGTCTTGTAGTAACTGTTTGGCCATTGCCAAATAATTATTATCCTCTGTTAGCTTTTCTTTTCTCTTTTGAATTGTTTTTAATTGATTCTTATATGTTTTAAGTTTTGTTTTTTCTTCAGCCATATTAGAATCTATTTTATTCAAATCTTCAATTTGTTTTCGCAGATCCGTATTAAATGAAAGAATAGATTTAGATGAAGTTACTTTCTTAGCAGTCTCAACTTCCAAATTTCGATTATGTTCTTCGAGCTGTTTAAATTTACCATCTTCGGTATCTAGTTCTACAATTCTCTTTTCAAGTTCTTTTCTAGCATTAAAAATTTCATTCTGCTTTTCTTCTAAACCCTTAACAGTATTATTCTTAAAGGTTTCATCAATTGACTGCTCGCAAGTTGGACACTCATCATTATTTTTATAAAAGTCAATATCCTTTACTATCTTTTTAATTTTTTCATTAAACTTATATTGAATATTGTTATGAGAGTTAATTTCTTCTTTTAGTTTTGCATGAGAAGGTAAAACATTATGTTGCCATTCTGAAATTTTTGATTGAAGTTCTGCAACCTGTTCATTCAATCTCATCATTTCAGTTTCATTTTCTATTATCTTTTTTTCTAAAGCTTCTTTATTTTCTTTACTTTTTTCTTTTGTCTGCTCAATATGTTTTTCTGCCATTTCAATTTGGATATTAGTTAAGTCATATTGATGTGATACCTCTTTTTGATCCTCTTTCAATTCTTTCAATTTTGATTTAAGGATTACATTCATCATAGAAAAAATCTTAATGTCTAGAATTTCTTCCACAACATCTCTACGATGAGAAGGAGTCAATTGCATAAAAGGAACAAAGGATGATGAACCCAAAATAACAACCTGTGTGAATGATCGGTAGTTCAGTTTGAGAATATTGTTCTCTAAATGTTTTTGATAATCTCTGGCACTTGCATCTTGATTAATCATCTTACCATTACAATAGATTTCAAAACGTCCGGGTTTGATGGTACGAATAATGTGAAACTTTCTTCGACCAATATCAAACTTAACTTCAACTCTGCAATCTCTTTCGTTTACAGAATTTACAAGTTGCTCTTTTTTAATATTACGAAAAGCTTTACCAAACAAACCAAAGCACAACGCATCAAGCATTGTTGATTTGCCTGATCCGTTGTCGCCAATAATAAGTGTTGTATTCTTTTTATCTAATTCTATTTCTGTTGGTATGTTGCCAGTAGATAAAAAATTCTGCCAACTAACCGATCTGAATATTATCATAATTAAACCATTCCGGAATTGAACGACCTTTCTGCCATTTAGCAAATCCAGCCTTCTCACCGATATAGTAGTTGCGATATGCAATAACAGCATCTTCTTGTTTATACTGTTCTGGCATACATTGCGGAGGAGGAGCAAATTCTCCTTTAGGAATGTTTGTTGGAGGAGTTTTTAGAATGTCAAGTAACTCCGAACTCTTATGAACTTTACCATAACGAAAAGTATATTCTTCTAACATTGCACGAAACAAATGCCAATGCCAAGAATAGTTACCATCAGACTGTCGAGTCCATACTGTTGAGGGATGATTAAGATGAGCCACTTTGTAAAGTAAATTTTCTTTAAAACTGTCATCGAGATACCAATGTTTCATACGACGACCAGCCTTATTCAACTTAATAGTTTCCGTACCGTCACAATAACGATGAACAGTCGAAAGCATTTGACCTGACTCTACAGGCATTTTTGGTGTGTGTTTGTCACACATTAGTCTTGCTGCTTCGTATGGATCTTTATGTAAATAAAATACGTTCATTCTGCTTCCTGCGCTTCAACATATAGGTTTTTTAAAAGTTTATTAAGTTTAGGTTTATCTATAGCCTGACTATCAATCTCACCGACATACTTTTCTAAAAGAGTCATTGTATCTTCAATTTCTTCCAGTTCTTCATCTGCAATAGCGTTTGGATCAAGATCACTAAAGTCCTCAACAATCTTCAATTCAAGAAAGTTTCCTTCATTATAACATCTTTCTACAAACCTGTCAAAGGTATAGAAATCTGTTTTATTCATTACAAATATTTTTACATATGTATTTTCATATTGCAATAAATCTAAATTCAAATAGTCGTCACCTTTACTATCATCATAAAAGATTTTATGAAATAATTTATTTGGATTCTGATAAAACTCAAACTCTCTAGTATCAGTATCATAGATATGAAATCCTTTTGCAGTTTGATAATCTCCCCAATTAATTTCATAAGGAGCACCAAGATAACGAATATGGCCGTCATCCTGTTGTGCGTGATAGTGACCAGAGAAAACTCTTTCATATCGTTTAAATAGATGTCTATCTAGTCCGTGATCGCAAATCAAACCTGGCATAATCTCGTTGCCGTTTACTTCCAAGTGTCCCATAGCAACATCTGCTGGAGCTTTACTAATGGTATCTAGTGATTCTGCATAATGTGAAGGTGCAATCCACGGAATGAAAAGAATGTCTGCACCCGAAACATTTGCTACTTGTGGAACATCCTCATAGAGTGTGATATTATCATATTCTTTACACGTTAAAGAAACACTATTTACGTCGTTATTGTTTTTATAATAACAATCGTGATTTCCTACAACCATATGAACATCATATTCACTGGCAGGATCAAAGAACATTTCTTTGGCTAATTTAAGAGAGTTATAATTAGCATACTTCCGCCGATCAAACACATCGCCCAAATGAAATATCGTTGTAACGCCTTCCCTTCTAAGTATTGGAAAAAAAGTTCCTTCGTAGAATCTTTGTTGGTATGCGGCAAACGAGACATTATCGTTCTTACCTCCGAAGTGTGTATCAGTAATAATTGCAACTTTCATATTTAGTCATCACTGTGAAAAGTATACTTGTCTAACATTTCAACAAACTGCTGTTGATAGTCTCTTTCGTCATCATGTGCTTGTAATGAAATACGAGCTTCAATGTTAGACTCCTTTAACATTTTTTCTTTAATAGACTGCTGTTTCTTTTCTTTTGTAATTCTACGAACAAATGCATAGTAAATAATCTGAGTAAAATAAGCAAACGGATTTTTACTTTTTTCAGGATCAAATTTATCTATATATTGCAAACAGTTTTCAATACCATCACTAATCATTTCCTCACGATATGTGTAGTTAATGAAGTTGGGACGATATGATAAATGATTTGCAATCTTTAAAATGCACTCTCCAAGATAATTACTAATTTGAGGAACAGGTTCTCCTGCAGCCTCTGCTTCTTTAATTAGTTCTTTTCTTTCTATAATAGCTTCTAGAAACTCTTTATTATTTACATAGTGAATTGGTTTCTTTTTTTCACGGGGCATTGTGTGTCCTCCTACAACACATACTCCCCAAATAGGCCTAAGATCACTTCCACAGCATCGTCTAGATTATCTAGTCGCCATGCAGCATTACACTCTATTAAGGGATGATTTAACATTAGATTATCATCTGAAACAACAATTAAAGGTTTTTTTAATCCAAGTGTCCAACCAATCTCTATAATAGTACCAATAGAAGGTCGCTTTTCATTCATCTCTTTAGGAAGATAAGCAAGAACTAAATCAGAACTCTCGGTATCTAACCAGTTCTTTGCATTGATAGCCCGTGGATCGCTCCACATTTTTTCTACGGCTCCAGGTGATGTGTAAGTCATTCCTGGTTTGATTGGTTCACAACGTAAAGGAGATATTCCAATAATGTTTCCATTAGATGCATCACTCAAACGAGAGGCTACATCTTTTCTCCAACTTGTTGCTTCTGTCTCTGTCAGGCCTGCAATTGGACCTGCTAAATAAATATACTTTTTCATAATAAATGCCTTTTTGTTTAGACATCTATTATTATCTCAGGTTTTTTCTAGGTTGTCAAGTATTGCTTCTTCTCTTTTCATACCACACCAGTTACATTCTTCACCTAGAGCAGTTTCTATCCAACAACCTTCTATGGAACAATTATGGCCCCACATATCAGGCCTATATCGACGTTCTTTGGGAAATATAACAACGTTCCCCATTGACAATTCGTTAATTTTTTTCTTAATATAATTCAAATAATCCATTGACAAATTTAAATTTATATGTTAAAATTAACAGCGTGACTCCGAGGGAAAATGAATATAGCTAATGTAGTATTTTCTTTTCATCTTTATATTCATATTCATATTCATATTCACTTTCTTCATCATCATCCTTATCTTCTATTAATTCAGCCAAACGATCCATATTATCTTTTATCTTCATTAATACTTCATCATCATCAATAGGTTCATTTGTATGTTCTTCTATGATTCGATTAGCTAACATTTTATAATAAAGAGTTACTTCATGAGATAAAGTAGCAGTTCCTAACAATTTCTCTTTACTAATAATAAATTTTACATCGTTAGTAAAGTTCATCCACTTTTGCAATCCAGTATGTTCTACTAAATGATTAGGTTTATCATATACTTTTGTTTTAGTGACAACCATAGGAACTTCAACAACAAAAGCATCACTATATTCTTGCAATACTTTACACAACACATCTTCGCCGTTAATCATCTTTAACACACGATATGGTGAATCAGTTGTTTCTATATCTGCATATTCCATAATAATATTTATTCTTTTAGTTTTACTGGTATAATGTCGTAATCAAATCCCTGCTCATTGTAGATTGATATACGATCCGTTAAATGTTTTAATGTATAGTTTACTTTATTATTATACTGTATATCATCTGCCAGGTCAAATAGTGTGAGTTGTTCTTTATCAGATGACAATCTTAATCCACGACCAATACTCTGTAAAACTTTAATTTGTGATTTATATGGAGATGCAAACACAATATTGTGAATTCTTTTAATATTGATTCCTGTAGAAAATGTTCCGTAAGAAGCCACAATAATACAGTTATCATTTTTCTCTACTAATCGTCTTACTTCTTCACGATCATCTGTTGGTGTGGCACCATGAATAAGATATATTTTTCTATTTTCATCAGAATAATCTTCAATCATTTGACATAGAGGCATTAGTTGTTTTTCAATATACTGAGCTAAAACAAGTGTATTACCTTTCAAATCACAAACAAGATTTCGAATAAAAAGATTTCTTTTCAGATGAGTTGAGATGTATTCCATTTCTTGCTGATAAGTTTTACCTTTCATTAATGTCTTATTTCTTTTTGTGTGTTCCAATACTAGCACTCTAATATGAATATTGGAAAGTTCTTTTCTCTCGATAAGTTCAGATGTGGTGGTTACCTTTTCATGTACAGAAAATAAACCTTCCAAAACAAGACGATGAACTTCAGTGCCATCTAATGTTCCTGTAAGACCAATACGATGTTTACAGTTGTGAAGCTTAGTCATAATACCCGTAAGTGATTTTGCCTTTGCAAGATGAGCCTCATCAACAAATACGGCACCAAATTGATTAAAATATCTTTTGTCTAGTTTATAGATAGATTGCCAAGTGGAAATGATTACTTCTTTTTTTGTATTCTTTTCACTACCCGCATAAAGTTTATGACAATGCTCATCGGGAAACCAACCATAGTCTGCAAAATCAGAATACATTTGTTCGACTAGACTTGTAGTTGGAACAACAATTAATATTTTTTCATGTCCAAACAGATGAAGAAAATATCTAACAAGAGCATAAATGATAAAAGACTTACCAGAACCTGTAGGCGAAAGAATTAATCCACGATGATTCTGTATAATATTGTGAATTGCTTTAAGTTGATAATCTCTAGCTCTAAACTTACCCTTTTCAATTGAACGAACAAACTGATAGGTAAACTTTGGATCTACCTTTTCATTATCAAAGTCATCAGTAAGTTCTACTTGATAACCTTGATCTTTGAGAAACTTTTGGACATATGGTAATAGTCCGTAATAGATTTTACCAGTACCAGGAGAAAAAAGTCTGACTCGCCCATCCCACAATCTGTTTCTGACTGTGGGCATAAACTTTGCTCCTGGAACTTCGAACGTAAAGAATTCTGAAATTTCTTGAGCCGTAGAAGGTTCACATTTAATTCTAATATAGGCTTCATTAAATTTTTCAATTTGAACAGACACTTTTATTCACCGTGTAAAAACTTTTTCCATTCTATAGTATTGCGAATATTCCAGTTTCTGTTATTAATCTCCTTTAGTATTCTTTCTAAGTATTCTACTACCTGTTTTGTATATGCAATTCTTTGACCAAGTAGTTGCAGTTCTTCATCAGCATCCATATATATGCTTACATCAGCCTTGAGAACTTTTATGTCAAAAGGTTTCTCAGCATAAACTTCTGCTGGAGCTTTGCCCGTATAGTATTCCCACTTATTACGAAACAAAACTTTGTGATCGTCCTGCAACTTTTTATATTGCAAAGACTGTTGTGTGAAATATTTTAAATATTTGTTATGAATTTGAGGAGTTCGGATTGACTCAAGATCAAGTTCAGTATCATCTATTTTTAAATCACGTTGTACTTCTTCATAAAGCGTTTCAATATTCATAAATTATCCATAATATAAAAGCGAAGCAGTCAGAGGTTAACACCCTTTTAACTTAAATATGCTTCCACCATTCTTAGTGAGAAGATCCCTAACCTAGACCTGTGAAAACATGACTGCCTCTTGATCTATTTATGTTGTTTCTATATCAAACCAAGTATAGGCAAAGGAAACATCACAGGTCACATAATCTGTATCGGATTCTTGTTGATTGTATTCAATAGAACCTAAAGAGGTTGGAAATGCTTCGTATATATGAACATTAACTACAGGATTATTTTTACTACTTAATACTGTGAGTTGTATGTCCGAATATAAATTCTTATCGCTAACAGAATTCTTAACAACACCTCTTTCGGTTAATGTGGGTTTTAGAGTAGCACCTCTATTAATGTTGTCTGGTCTTGGCAAATCATTGAACTGTTCTCTACTTTTAGGAAATCCAATATTTTTTACCCAATTATACATTTCCATATAATTGTGATACTTTTCATCGACCATAAAGGTCATACTAAAATCACCGTATTCAATCTTATCACCAACTATCGAAATGTCGGTAAAGGGAGTTGGTTGTGTTGTTTGACCTAAATTTATATCAGGAATGTTAGCTCTAACAACAAACCATTCTGTAGTAGGAAAAATAGGCAGATAAATCTTAAACTGATTTGATTGAGCAAAATCAAATACTTTAGGCTGTCTAGCTAATGCGTTGGTTGTGCCAGAGTCTACTGTGCTGGTACTACCACCATATTCACCCGTTCTTAAATCAGTTGCCGCCATTAGTTATTTTCCATAGAATTTTATTTAACTATTTATCATTTTCTGGACATAAAAAAAGACCCCCACCGAAGTGGGGGTCCTCGAATTTTCCACTTATTAGTATAATAATATT